CTCTCTCGATAAGTACGGAGCAAATGCTCCGCCGCTAAGATAAAGTCCATTAATTACTTAATTGAACGATACCAAAGAAGTCCTTTAGTTTGCCCATAAGCTGCTTTGACTTTAGCCTTTTCTGGCGTGTCTAACACTTTACCCGCTTCTACAGACTTTGTCCTAGTGTCGTCTTGGGTAGACGGCTCACTGGGCGCAGACCTGTTCACCTGTTTAGAAGGTGAAGGGTATTTTTTCTGAGCATCGTAATATTCTCTCATATTTATCTCCTTTTCTTTTTAGTCATTTTCTTACCAGTTTTCTTGGCGTAAGCTTTTGCGGCTTTTTTACCTTTATCTGAATATGAAAAATGTTTCTTTCCTACTTTTGGCATAGTTTACTCCTTGCTTTCCCTCACTGTTTTAACCAGTTCGGTGAAATTCTTTTCAGCATCTCTCTGAGTTCGTAGTTCAGCTTCTTGTAAATCAACTGCTGCTTTAACATCTTCTCTTTCATTTGCTGCTGCTATTTTTTCGCGTTCAAGCTGTCCTTGCATTTCTGCTTTCCTCATCTCAACATCTTTATCGCGTTGATCTTTTCCTTCTTTTTGCATTAGTTGCTCACGCTCTAATTGCAGTTGTTCTTCAAACATTTCTCGTTGTGGGTCACGTTGTGCAGCAGCTTCGGCTTGTGCCATGGCTTGTGCTTGACCTGTAACTTGTTGCGTAGCTTGTGTAGCCATCATTGCAATTTCGTTCATAACCTCTGGGGGCATTTGTCCTTCTTCCATGGTTGGTAACGGTTGCCCCATGGCTTGTTCAATTTGAATCCTATACATCATCGCTTGGTGTTCTTGTATATTTGCTCCAATCGCCTGCGTTGCTGTAGGATTTTCTTGAACCATAGGATTTTGCATAAAAGCACCATGTGCCGCAATATATGCTTCGTGGTTTTGAAATTCGTAGGCTTTAATTGGTTGCCCCGTTAATGCCGCTTGTTCTTCACTAATTGGGTCTCTAGGCGGTATTTCAGCTTCTTGGGGCAATATTGAGTCAATATCCTTAATATTTAAGGCTAAATACATTTTACGATAAGATTCCCGTAAATCGTGTAATTCGGGTGCCGCTTGAGCCATTTGTAGCTGTGTTTGCGCTAAAACGATTCTTTGAGTCATACTAAAGATATTTGGGTCACTTATAGGTATAACATCGACAGAACTGTCAAAATCTGTTTTAAATACGTTTTGAGAAGCCCCTTGGACTTGATACGGGTATTCTGGAGGTAAAAACTCTCCAAAAACTCTCTTTAATATTTTAAACTCAGTTCGCTGTGCGTAATGTAATCGTTTATGAATTGCGGACATAACACGTTGTCCTTTTTCTAACAAAGCAACGGTGGTCCCAACGGGAGCTTCAGAATTACCGTCACCTGTCGGTTGCTCTACAGTTGCTGCAAATTGTTTACCTGAATCAATTAATGATCCTAATAATGACATTAATGTTCCGCTTGGTTCTTTATACGGCAACGGCATAAACGCATCGGTTAACCTTCCCCCTGGTGCGTCAACGTCTCGCCATTCTCCAGGCTGGAGCGGGTCATCATGTCTTTGGATGTTGAGTCCTCTGGACTTGAACCCAGCAGGAAGATTAGAAAGTGTGCCTGCATCAATTAATTGGCGCAAAATAGCAGTAACTGACTTAGTTAACCCACCCATCATGTGAATTAACCCAAAACCGTAAAAACCCAGTCCTGGAAGGAACTTAAAATGAGCAAAATGCTCAATTTTCTTCTTCATGGGGTCGTCTGGCTTGTAATTTGGTCTAATTGCAAGAATATCGTTTGTATCTTTGCAAATTGTAACAATATAAGGTAACGCAAGTCCTGTAGGCTCTCCGTTTGCGTCCATATCTTCAAAACCTTCGATATCTAAGTCAACGTGCATTTCTAACAGCGTGTATTCTTCATCACTTACTGTTCTGCTGAGCCCTTCTAGCTCGTCCATCTTTTTCTCAACGTCACTTAGCTCTATAGACGACGCAGTCATTAAATCTATGTCTTTATAGAAACCAGATACTTGCATTTTGCGTAATTCGTTCTCTGCCATGTGAATTACGTGTGTAATTCTAGGGGCGGTAAGTAAATCTACCGCGTAATACGGAACAACTAGGTCTTCCGCTTTAATAAAACGCGCCGTAGCTCTTCCTAAACTTGGATCGTAGTAAATTTTCTTAAACGCAGAACCCGATAACGGTAAATAAAACAATAATTGATCCATTTCAGGGTCAAATTCTTCCATTTTGTACGTTATTTGGTAATTCATGAAGTTTTTAACGCGATTTGCCTTTTCTAGCTTCGCATCGTCGGTCATTCCTAAAACTTCCGTGTCTACTGGTCCACCAGCAGGCAATAATTCTTTATACGCTTGCGATTGAAACTGGATAACGGCTTCTGAAAGAATAGGGTGATAAACTCCAGAAGCCCCTTCAAACGGTTGTGACCTATCTTCGCCACGAATACCTAATAGATCTAAACCTTTACTGAAAGTCGTGTACCAATCGTCGCGAGATTCTAAGTCTTCTTCATATGAACCCGTTAATTCTGAAGCAATAGACGCTAAATCTCTTTCGTCCATAACTTCAGCAAGGTTTTCACCGAATTTTAAATCTTCTTGTTCTGCGGGATCAAACCCTAGTGTCGCGGATCCGTCTTCCGCTAAAAAGACTTCTGTTTCAGAAGAATCCCTCATCTCGGGTTGTTCAATTTCTAGTTCAATTTCTTCTTGTGATCCTGGAACCACTGAAAATGGTTGTCGTTCTATAGCCATGAGGACAAACTGTACTCCTTATTTACTTAATAATAAACCCATTGACGTGGTTGGTAATCTTCATCGTCACTGTAGTCTGATGTTAGTGTTAAAAAACCGCCTTCCCTGAACCGCGCTAATGCTAAAGTTGTAGCGTCAACAAGGTCATCGTTTTCGCCGCCTGGAAAATCGGAAACTTCTTCCATTAATTCTTCACCCCACCTGTTTTCAGGAACCCAAACTCTCCCGTCTTGGAAAATTGGAGACACTGCATTTAATCTCGCTATCTTATCCTGTCCTTTTCCTGGTGAAAAGGTATTTACGGGAATCCCTACTCGACGTAATTCTTGCACCAATGGAATCCCTGAAGCCTTAGCTTCAATAATTACCGTATCGGGTTCCCAGTACTCATATAACCGCAGGGCTTCTGCTTTTAATTCAGGGAAATCAAATCGTTCTTTTATACAATCAATTAAAATTAAGTGCGCTTCCCCACCCGCGTAGTTCTCTTCACCTATTTTACCCTCGGGATAAAAAACACCCCACGTGGTTATTGCCGTGTAGTCGGCTCTTTCTGATTTTAGAAAAGCCGTATCGTAACTTTGTATCAAATAATCGCATTTAGGCGGGTCGTCTTCTTCCCAAATTTTAAACCATTCTTTAGGGATAATTGATATACCTTCACCCGTTGGTCTTTGCATGTACTGCGAAGCCCATTTAGAAGGACTAACCGAAGCTTTAATTGTTTGGAGTTCTTCTAACTTCCAAAAATTTGACCATAACGATTTACCGCTAGGAAGTATTGCAGGAAACTCAATTAGTTTCCATTGATCCGCTCCTTCGTCTTGTGCCATCTTTTTCATTAAACGACCCGTTAAATCTTTTTTAGACCAACGCGTCATAACAATTACGATTGCCCCTCCAGGTTGTAACCTTTGTCGTGGTCCTGACATAAACCATTCGTAAGCTTCGTCCAATGCTTTATCGGACATTGCGTCTTGTTCCGAATGGGGATCGTCAATAATAAACAAATCCGCACCTCTACCTGCTAGTGCACCCCCGATACCCGAAGCGTAGTATTCTCCGCCTTGGCTCGTTAACCATTTACCCGCGGAACGACTGTCTGATTTTAACGCGGTATCTGGGAACAACTCGTGGTACTCGTCGCCGTCAATTAAATCACGAACCTTACGCCCGAAGTTAATTGCCAAGTCAGCCGTGTGTGTTGCTTCAATAATTTTTAGTTTAGGATTTTTACCCAATAAGTACGCAGGAAACAAATGAGATGCAAATTCAGACTTCGTGTGTCTGGGTGGCATATTAATAATTAAGCGTTTTAATTTACCACTGGCTATGTCGTCAAACGCCGCCGCCATTTTTACGTGGTGATCGCCGTTAATAAAATCCGTCCAAATAGTTTGGACAAAATCCATAAAGGTACTGGTGGATTTTTCTTGAAACTCACGTTTACCCAGTTCTTCTAAAAGAACCGTAAACTCTTTCGCTTCACCTTTCCCTAAATACGAAAGGTCAACCTTTTTTAAAAGATCTAATTTATCTTTGTTGTCTTTCGACATAGGTTAGTCTAATAGTGTTTTGTTTAAAGCTTTAAGCTCGTCTTGTAATCTAAACAATTTTTGCATGTCCACCGACTCATTTAAACGACCTTGACCTTCCATTTTAAAAATATCTTGTTGTATGTTATCACGCCTAGTTGTCAAAGATTCTCTCATTTTTGGATTCATCCCTCGGGCTTGTGTTGTGTTTTGAATACCCGTGGGTTTTAAATCACTTAAATCTAAATTACGTTGAACGGGGGCATCTATGTTGGTATTGCCACGCGGTCCACGGTTCGTGGGTGATGGAGTTTTCGACACGGGCATCGGAGCGCGACCCGCTACATCCGTACCAACTCTTGCGCCTGAAACTGATTTAGCAGAAGGAGAGATTCCATGAGTACTTGCTCTACCTATGTACGGAGCTAACCACTTAGGTGTCATTGCTGCTGTTTTTACTGCACCTAATGTTCCGCCCGATAATGCCAGGGATAAGCCTTCTAATAACAACGGATCGTTTTTGTATAAACCCTCGACCAATCTTTCATTCTCAATGTCTTGGTATTTCCGCCCCTCTGTTCCTGCTCGTGTGAGCTCGTCACCAAAACCAGTTATTGATTCTGCTATCTCTTCAAAGAGTTCTGTTATTCGGCTCATAAGTAAAGTAGTTAGTCTATTGAGTGGTCTCCTTAGCGATTATCTTAATCTATTAAGGTGGGTGCTGTAAAGGTTAGTCAAATTCATCTAGCAACTGCAACACGCGGTTTAGCCCGTGCTTCGGGTTTTGTTTTGTACGCGCCGCTGCTGCGCGGATCTCGGGCAGCGAAGCGCGGAGCAATTCTATCGTGTATTGGCTCGCGCCACTTAAATCCGTACCGCCCCTAGTTTCCGCCATAAACTTACTGATTAA